ATGTACTTGCCGCCCCACTTTGTGGTCCATTCGTCGTCCACGTCCGGCGTGATGGACTCCCAGCCTTCCTTCGGTGTGGACCAGATGCCGAATGAATCGAAGCGGCTTGCGGGGTTAGACAGACCCTTGAACTCAAACTTTGGGTTCTTGCTCAAGTTAGCGAGCGCGGCCTGTTGAATAGCCTCACTGAGTTCACCCAACTCGTCACCAATCAGCAACACGTGTTTTTGTTTTAGACCGATGAACTTACCGATAGCCTCTCGCGTACGGCTTTTTTCCGCAGCAATCAGCGAGAGACCCGCCCTATCGAAGGTCTGACCGTTCTCGTCGATGTAGTTGGCGCTACCGATTGAATCCCGAATGTTGATCGGGGCTCCGTCAATGACGGACAGCAAAGAGATTACCGAACCCCAGATCCGCTTACGTGCCTCCCGCAATGTGGTTGAGGTCATCAGCACCAGCGTATCACGCGGCCTTGCCAGCCATGTGACAATGCCGTAGCCAGCAAGGGTATGGCTCTTGCCGCTAGATGCCGCACCACCAATGGCGAGGTACTTGTTGTCGATACACTCACGGATGATCTGTTCGGCCCACGGATGTTTGAGGAACATGTGTTCCGGTAAATCGTCCCTGTTCCAGAGCAAATCCGCTATACGCCAAAAGTAAAACTCCCTAGCCTTGTTGGTCGGGTGGTTGGCAAAGCCCCACAGCAAAGCGGTAATGGTATTGGTTACAGGAATCAGGAAACCCCCGACGTCCATTTTGTTTGTGGCAGGATCAATTCGCGGCTCCAGTACGGAAGTCGAAAGTTTGTCTGGATCGTATTTTCTCGGTCGGCCCATAGCTGGAAACTACATTAACAAAAAAGGTTTGACAAGTATTAGTTTATGGTCTTACCTGACTCGCACATGCCTGTGAAAAAGAAAGAGCCGACACCAACGGCGAAGTTGCGCAAAGGGCAAGACGAACGTCGGCAAGCCAAAGCGGCAAAGATCCAACGCGCCACTGAGCTGTACCAGCAAGGCGTGATGAAAACCCGCATTGCCGAACAGCTTGACGTTAGCTTCGATACAGTTGGCCGGTGGCTTAAAAACGTAATCGTAGACAAACCGGACAGTGACGCTGAACCCTTTGCGAAGAATCTTGAAGACTCTACCGATGCAGTAATCGCTGACGCCAAGCTGGCTGCCCGTGACATGGAGCAACAAGCTCTATTAGAAGTGGCAGAGAACCAATCCAGTCCGGCGGACAAGTATCAAGCGTACGTTGCAGCGAGCGCAATCAAGATGCTACGCGACAACCTAATGAACGTGCGCGGTCCGAGAACTGTCCGCGAACTTTCAGAACTAGACCAGCTTATCCGCCGCAATTTGGGCCTTAATCCCAAGGGCGGTAGCGGCGGGTCTGGATCACTTACCATTGACGTCTCGATCCTCAACAACAGCAAGGCAACTAATGGCGGCTCCGCTTCTGTAGTCATAGACGCAGAGGAGGCTGACAATGATTGACTCAGACTTTGAAGGCGGATCTCTAGACAACGTAGAGGATGCAATCGAACAACTCGACAATGCTGGTAGGCCGTACATGATGTTCCTCCTATCTACAATGACCGACGGGAGGATGGTAATACACCTAACCCCGAACTCTAAGATACTTTTCCAAAACATGTACGAGGAAGGGATTCTAAACGAAATGCTGGAAGACGCTCTCTACGGGCATGAATGAGGACACAGTCATCGTAGGCATAGACAATGGGATCAGCGGTGGTCTCTGTGCTTTGTCAGCGTTTGATGGAGCGGTGCTTGGCTGCCGAGCAATGCCCACCAAACAAGTGGCCGATAAGTCTGAGGTGGACATACCCGAATTGCTTGAGTGGCTCGAACCTTATCGGAAGGACATGGTCGTCTGTATCGAGGAACCGCTCAAGCACGCCAAGTCGTCACAGGCAATGCGGTCCATGAGCATCTCATTCGGCCTCATCGTAGGCGCGTGCGAAGCAAAACAGTTTAGTGTACACAGGATACAGGTGAAGGAGTGGCAGGATGTTATGCTCGGCAAAAAGCTGGCGAAAGGCATGACCAAAGTCGCTGCTCTAGCCACCGCTAACAAACTGTGGCCCCAGCAAAGATGGATCGCTACGAATAAAAGTAGGGTACCCCATGACGGAATGATTGACGCCGCCCTAATTGCACACTACTATTTACATTGTTAACTAACATGAACCGACGATACATCATCGAAGCCCTTGAGGCTATTATCGAAGACATCACTAATCTTGTGATGAAGCTACCCGTCGGCAATGAGATCGAAGCATTCTTCGAGCCGGAAGAGTTCAGCGTGTTTAGGGACATGGTCGCCGAGGAGTTCGACCTGCCAGACTACACCATCATCGACACCGCCGAGACCTTTAGGGAATTGATCGTCCTTTTGGAGGACGAACTTTTCCAATAAAATAATTGACAGGTCGGCACAATCCGAGTAAGTGGTTGTTTGTAACTCACAACCACCATGATTAATTCTGTCGGAGCAGGAAAGGGAAGCATCCCTAGAAAAGTAGACCTCAAAGTATATGGAGACAACCACGATGAAATCTTCCGTAAGGGAAAAGGACACGATTCTGAGAGCACTGAAGAACGACTACTTCAGGAAGCTCCAAAAGGAGAACTGGCCGAAGACACCGGAACTGAGCAAGGAGATTGACGAACTGGACCGCGCAATCAAAAAGCGCAAACAGGAAATCTTAGAAGCACAAACCCACTAAACCAATTTTCCGTTAACTGTGGAGGAACAAACACAAACCCACCGTGTGTCCAAAGCAGCCCCTATTTAAATAAGGGTTTTATGCACAGTGCCGACTCACACTGCATAACGGGGGATGAGTCAAAACATTTTTAGATCTATGAGCAACCAAACAACAGAGACACCAAACAACAAACACACTATGGAATCAAAACAAGAACAGAGCGAGGTATATAAAGCAATCATGCAGCACGCCAGAGAATTGCTTCCGTCGATTATAATTAAATACGGTAGAGAGGACAAATTAAACGACGGAAGGATTCAGGATATTATCGCAGAGGCTATTACTATAGCCAGCAAGTTTGATATTATCTCAGATGAGGTTCGGGTCGATCCAGAAAAACAGATTGAGATCGCCGCTGACATAGTTAAAGCTAATGCAATAGCGTATTCAGTTTATGTCAACACAATACAATGACCCCAAAGGCGCGGCTGGCGCAGTCAAAACCCCATTGGGTTTGATCCCGCCGCATGCAATGGAACAGACCGCATGGGTCCACAAGTTGGGCGCAGACAAGTACGGTCCGTGGAACTGGCGTGAAACTGGCGTGTGCGCTAGTACGTACGTCAACGCAATCTTGCGACACCTCAACGCATGGCGTGACGGCGAGGACTTGGACCCTGAATCCGGTATCTCGCATCTGGCACACATTGCCTGTAGCTGTAACATCCTTATGGATGCCCGCTACTGTAGCAAGTTGCAGGATGACAGGAACACGACGCTACCGCACACCGATCCGGCAGAAGACGATTGGAGCCCGCTTGACGAAGAGGAAGAGAACCCATCTGCTAAACGCATTAAGGATTTTTTGCACAGTTTAAACGGAGACGAACACCGCGTTTTAGATAAGGGCGAGATCCTAAAAGACGGCGACGAAGTCTATGTCGGCTTCGGTGACTGGATGCCGCTTTACATCCCACATTGGATCAAACAGGAAGTCAACGACGGCACCTACCGCCGTAAGGTCGCAAATTGCGACCATGAAGAAACTTGTGATTCCGAAAAGGAACCTCAAGTCGAGTGCGACTGCGGACGCCGCTACATCTACCACTGGTTGTACGGATGGATCTGCGAAGACTGTGACCTCAAACATCAAGATCCGTACAACCAATGAACCGCGACCGACAAATGAAGATCACTGTGGAGATCCCACACGAAGGAAGCAAGCTGGAGTTCTCGCTGCCGCGAGACCAGCCGCTTGAAGACTTAGTCACGGTGTTTCGCACCGTAATGACCTACCTGTCATGGCATCCAGATATCACTGAATCCATGTTCAAACGGGAGTTTTTGGAGGATCACAGCATCGAGTAATGCAACAAAACGTAGGGCATTCAGTAGTGGTGCTGAACCAGTCTCATAAGCTGGCAAGTGTGGGTTCGACTCCCACCCCTGCAACCAATTTCGCCCCTTTAGTATAACGGTTATTACACGAAATTTGTAATTTTGATATGGCGGTTCGACTCCGTCAAGGGGCTTTTAATTCTACAGACATGACGAGTTACACCGGAAACCAAACCCTAAACCGACACTAAAGACGATATGGACCCGACACCAATGCTTATTTTGGTCGCCGTACTATTGGTCTTAGTCAGCTTACTAGAGTAACCAATCTCCACCGCTGGAAAGTTCCGGCAAGAGACCCAACAGTTTTGGCAGTAGCGGTAAAGGGGACTAGCCGCGCACTCTGAGCAAAAAGGCTGCCACCCTAACATTCAATAATATGAGCAGAACACACGATGTAGTAATTAGCGGCTTCGATCTCGATGCGCTTGAGCGTGAGCTACAAGCCGAACGCGCTCTTGCGGATCGGTTGGCGAAAGCGTTGCTGTCTTTTTGCAGTAGCGGGATGGTATGGCCTAACACAGACACACCTGAAAAGGCCATCGCCGCATGGAAGGGGGCCCGCAGTGAATAGGCGACCGACACCAGAAACGGATGCGGAGCATGCACAATTTGCTATGGGCGGGTTTACATTGGACTTTTGCCGCCAACTTGAGAGCGAGCGGGATGAAGCGCGATCAGACTTGGAATTTCGTCGTGGGCTTTTCAAACTTCAGGAAGAACAACTCAACGAAGTGAGGGCCGAACTAGATAGGGTACGTGAAGAATGCAGCCAATATAGAGGCATGCTTATTCGCTTGTACAACGACCTGTTCGTGCACCATAAGGGCGAAGCAGTGCGCGAGTTTAAAGAACTTTTCAGAGAAGAAAACTACAACTAATGACGACGCTCCCTTCTAGAAAGTACACCTGTATCATTTGTGGTACAAAGGGACGCCGTGGCAACAAGCCGGAACAACGTCTCATGGACCCCATCTGCCCGCCGTGTCAGAACGACGCGTGGCGCATCGAGCGTATCCTGCCAGTACTGCCTAAGTTTCTTGAGTACTACCATTCCAAACAACAACCATGCCAAAAGATTTCCCAGAACAAATAGAAACAAAACCGCTAGGTTTCCCAAGCACAATTAGCGAAACAACCCCAATCGTAGATACCCATGAAGGATACGGCTGGATCGCGGCACCAGTCGCTCGTCGTCTAGAAGAGGCACTTAGACAGAGGATTTTCGAGCTGGAGAAAAAAGTTGACAAACTAGAATCCAGCCTCTTAAATCTCGCATCTTTGCATTCAGAGATGCGCTTTTTTAAACACGCCAAACACAACCATGAGTGAAATTAAACCAGAAATTGTCGTTGCCTCCTACCGTGAAAATCTTTGGTGGGTACCTAAGTTAAAAGACATGGGTTACAATGTAACGGTCTACAATACCGCACCTGATTCAGAACCTTTTTCATTCGAGTTGGACTCAAACTCAGAAGTGTCAAACCTACAGAGAGTCCAACACACTAAGCTACCTAACACCGACAGAGAAGCGGGGCAGTTTCTATATCACCTAGTAAACAGACGTGATACCCTTTCCAAGTACACTGTATTTCTGCAAGGCGACTTAGGTTGGATGGTTTGTAATTACGACAAACACACAATGGGAGCTGCTGAGAACAAGTTTACAGAATTAGTCGAGTGGTTAGATAAAGCTAGTGATTGTGGTGCCGACTATTTAACTTTTGGTTTTGCTAAACCAGAATACAGACATACTCAAGAGCACGACCAGAATATCTTTAAGGATTTTATGCAACCTAATGGGGCTGAGTTCTGTCCGTTGCTCGTACCCATCACATCAAATGGGGCTCAGTTTAGGGTTAGCCGAGAAAAAATACTTGCTCTGCCCGAAGAATATCTAAAGAACCTGTTAGCTATATCTAACAAAGACCCGTTAGCTTTTCGTTTTGAATGGGCGTGGGGTCTAGTTTTAGACGGATCAAAAATGGCATTCGCAAAACCGAAAGAATTAATAACACAAACAAACGAAACCAGAAACACGAAAAATGAAAACACTATTCCCGAAACAACAAGAGTCTGTTGACTTCATTTTAAAAGCACTAGAAGATCATCGCTGCGCTCTTGACTCTAGCCATACCGGTGTCGGTAAGACAGTTATTGCTTGTCGCGTAGCTCGTAAATTCAGACCTTTTGTATTTGTTGTCTGCCCCAAAATTGTCATCCCACATTGGGAACGAGAACTTAAAGAGGCTGGTATTAACCCGCTTTGTGTTACCAACTACGAAAAACTTAAACTTGGGAATGGGCAGTTTATCACAAAAATAGGTAAGAAACTATTTCGTTGGCACTTACCGCCAAACACTCTAATCATCTGGGATGAGTGCCACAAGTGTAAATCTCCATTCAGCCAGAACTCACAGATGCTAGTAGCGGCAAAACAAGCAGGATACTACAATCTGCTTTTATCTGCCACCGCCTGCCAAGACCCAACAGAGATGCGTTCATTGGGTTTTGCACTAGGTTTGCACTCCCTCAATAAGGCCGAGAACGGATTAAAAAGCTGGCCCTCTTGGATGATGCAGTATGGGTGTAGGAAGGACCAATGGCGTAACTGGGTAGCCGGACCGGTACCTAAACTCGTTCCACTTAATCAGGAAATGTATTCAAAAAACTGTGTTAAGCTCACTCCGCACGACTTACCGTCTGCATTTACTGATAACCACGTCATCACTGAACCACTTGAATTTTCTTTGAGGTGGACGATTGACAACTACTACAACGAGCACGGACTTACGTCAGATGTGATTGACGATCTTCTGGAAAATAATAGCGCTAGCCAACATATTCTTGTTGAAATTCTACACGCACGTCAGCTCGCTGAAGCTGCAAAAGTGCATGATATTGTTAGCCTAATTAAGAATGCTTGCGCCGAAGGATTCAGTGTAGCGGTATTCGTAAACTTTGTTGATACTGTAAAGTCTTTGGGCCAACAATTCCCAGATGCTTCCGTTATTGTTGGTGGTCAATCGGCAATGGTGCGGGAGGTTAACGTACAACGGTTTCAGACAAACCAAACAAACGTAATTATCTGCAACATCGCAGCCGGAGGCGTAGGCGTTTCACTACACGACACAGAAGGCGGACATCCGAGGATGAGCCTTATCTCCCCTACCTTTAACGTCAAAGATTACATTCAGACGTTAGGTCGAATCCACCGCGCCAACGCGAAAAGTCCTGCAATCCAAAGGGTTTTGGTGGCGTCGAAAACAATCGAAGAAAAAATTGTTGACAAGTTGGAACAAAAGCGTTTGTCTCTGGACACGCTTCACGCGCAACAATAAACATCAAACATATGAGCACAGACAAAAGATCCGTTAAACCAGAAAACAACCACAGTACTCCAGTTACCCTAATTGACTTTATGGCTGGCGTTGCCTTTTTAGGGTACGCCGTCAATAAATTTGAAGACATCCATATCCCTGAAGGAAGTACATTGGGCGCAGAGGCGAGCCGTGAAAGCTACGAGTGGGCTAAGGCAATGTGTGAAGCCAAAAAGAACATGCAGTAATATGATAACTGAACCAAACACCAAAACGAAAGAGGAGGCATTGATATATTTTGCCAAGATGCCCCCCATAACCAATGAGGACGGCTCGTTGAATTACGAAGCAATGGCTGGGGAGCTTCTCGCCGAGGGAGCCCCTTTTGCAGAAGTTAGCCCCTACATGAAAGCCCTTGCATTAGCCTAAGACAATGACTACCGTTGACCACTCAGACCGCGCTCACGCAGAGTTCGGACCTTCATCACTCAAGTACGTATCCCTCTGTGCTGGCTATCACGGCAAGGACGGAAACAACGCCGCGTCTATAATCGGGACACGCATCCACGAAGCTCTTGAAGTCCGTGACCCTTCCGCTCTCGAGAGCGAGGAAGAGGTACAGATCTACGAGCGTATGATTGAGGAAGAGGATGAGGTATTCACCAACATTTTTGGTGGTACTGACGGCGTAACTATTCAGCGCGAAAACCGCCTCGTACTCGATCTCGACTGCCAGACACCAACGTTCGGTACTTCTGATATTGTTGCGTTCAAGGGCGATGTCGGCCTTCAGATTGACTACAAAACGGGCATCAGTAAGATCGACGAGCCACGTAAAAACTGGCAAGCCAAGGCATACGTACTGGCGATGTTCCAATCCACCGAACTTGAAACTATCCACTTTGCTTTCCTCGTACCGAAGCGAGATGAGATTTTGACAGGTACGTTTGAGCGTTCGGAGATGGATCAGCTCCGCAAAGAAATCTCAGACGTAATCAGAAAAGCCGAGACGACAAGACCTAAATGGGAGAATAAGAGCATCGACATCGACGATCTCAACCCCACAGTCAACTGCCGCTTCTGTCGTCACGAAGAACATTGTCCAGCATTGGGCGCTGTGGCTATCGAGGTAGCTAAACGTTATCGACCAGACTTGCTTCCAGACGGACCAATCGCTTCCGGCGAAGTTGATGATCCAGCGGCTATCGAGAAACTCTACGTTGTCGCTAAGATCGTAGAGAACTGGGCGAGCGGCATCAAGCACAAGGCTACCGGCATGGCGCATGACGGAGTTGAGTTTGACTCCCTTAAGCTGCGCTCAATGGGTTCCCTCAAGAAGACGCTTGAAAAGAACTATCTCGCGCAACTCGCTATCAAGCACGGATTAGGTCTCGATGAAGTCATTGAAGCCGCCGACTTGACAATGGGCCAACTCTCAAAAGCCCTGCACGAAAAATCCCCGAAAGGAAAAAAATCTTTTGTTGTTGACAGCTTCGAGAAAGAAGCTATTGATCTCAATATCGTTGAGGTTGGACCGACACGATACACACTTTCCTCAAGATGAGGATAAAGGGAGTTACGGCTGTCCCCTTCAGTAAGCATAAGCAACAACCGATCAGAAACTAGAAAACAGACACATGAGTACAGAAGCACTAAGCACAAGCACATCGACCGGACTCGCGTTCGCAGCGCAAGACATCGACATCCCTCGCCTTAACGTCATCCAAAAGATGTCGGAAATCGAAGGGCCCATCGGATCGGTCGTTATCGACAAGGACTCAGTTCTCCTTGAAGCCGAACAGAAAACTCCGGTAGTCGTGATCGGAGCAATCAAGCGGTGGAAAGAAGATGTTCCATTCGGTGAAGACTACATCCCCAAGATCGTCTCCAACGAATCGGACGCTAAAGCCCTTGCCTCAGAGAGCAGCTACGACGTCACGGAGTTTGCTGAAATCATCCTGCTTATCCCCCAAATCGGTGATGATGACGCATTGTTCCCCTACCCAATCGGCGACGTTAATTACCAAATTGGCCGCATCACCGTTCAGAAGGACGCCTATCGCTTGACCTACAAGCGTTTGTTCACCTTCTCGACATTCAACCCCAACGTTCCGATCTCCTCGCGTTTTTGGAACTTTGGTACTGAGCTGATGTCCAAAGGAAAATACAGCTGGTACGTGCCGACCCTCGCACACACGAAGGACGACGCACCTGCTGAAGTCGCTGAGTTCGCTGCACGCCTTACCAAGGGAGGGAACGACCAATGAGCACCATTGTAATCGACAACCCCCTTGCGCTTTTGAAGCGTGAGTGTGACTCCATCCGCAGTGTGATCACTAAGATCGACGGCGATATCACCACACTTAATGATCAGATCACTGAGTTACTTACTCAGAAGTCGTCTCTCAATCTTGTGGCTACCGCCCTCGACAATGAGATGGATCGCATCCGCCTGTCTCCACAACAGCTTGAGCTGGATCTGGAGGTAGAGTAATAATCCCCCATACCGCACCTCGCACCTAATGGTGTGGGGTGCGGCTTTTTACGCACACGACATATGATTACTTACGCAGTTGACTTTGAGTCGTATTACGACGGTGAATGCTCCATCACTACATTGGGGCCGAGGGGTTACTTTTCACACCCTCAATTCGACGCTTACATGGTTACCATAGTAGGCGATGACGGTTTTGTTTACGCCGGATGTCCAAGAGAATTAGATTGGACGATGCTAGACGGCAATGTGGTATTGAGCCACAACGCCTCTTTCGACGAAAGCCTATATCTCTACGGTGTTGAGGCTGGCTGGTTCAACCCATGCTCACCAGCAGAGTGGCACTGTACCGCAGATATGACAGCGTTCTTGGGTCTTCCGAGATCTCTTAAAAATGCGTCCGCCGCAGTGTTTGGCATGGAGGTCAACAAGACCACACGTGACAACATGAAGGGCAAGCAGTGGGGCTCAATGACTGACGACTTCAAGAAGGAAGTCACCGAATATGCAATCGTTGACTCCGAACTTTGCTTGCGCTTATGGAAGGAACTATCTGACAGATGGCCTCAGACAGAGCGCAACATTAGCGTACTCAATCGTAAAGTAGGCCAGCGCGGTTTGCCCATCGACACGACGCTACTTAAGACAAACCTTGAACAGATACGTACTGAATTATTTAATGCAGAGCAGTCTATTCCGTGGATCGGCGACCATACACCGCTTTCTCGTAAAGCCTTCAACGAGCAGTGCCGTGCACAAGGCATTGAGCCACCAGCTTCGCTCGCTGCTGGTAATGAAGAAGCCGACAAATGGTTTGCCGCATTCCAAGACGCGTGTCCTTGGGCGCGTGCTGTGCAGAACTACCGACGCATCAACGCGTTCTTGCGTAAGCTAGAAGCGTTCGATAATGGCACTATGCCTGACGGTAGGTACTACGGCGGACTGATGTACTGTGGCGCAAACCCCACCGCTCGCTTCAGCGGTAGCGGCGGAAACCTCAATCTACAGAACCTTCCGAGAGACGAGATGTTCGGCGTGAACTTCCGCCACATGATTAAGCCAAAGGACGGGTACAAACTAATTGTCGCCGACTTGTCGCAGATTGAAGTTCGCACCCTATGCTGGCTCGCCGATGACTATAAAGCTCTCGACCTTATTCGTGAGTCTGACGACATCTACCATGCGTTCGGTGTATTGCTAGGTCTCCACAACCCCGACTACGGACCACTAAGAGACTACGATAAACAGTTGCGGCACAAAGTAAAATCCATTGCATTGGGCTGCGGCTACGGCATGGGTGCTGCGAAATTCTCCACGTTCAGCGGCATGCCGCTCGAAGAGGCGGAGAAGGCGGTCAAACTCTACCGTGATCGTATGCCTATGGTGCCAAAGTTCTGGCGTTCACTCGACCAAGACATGGCAACCGCTTGCGCTGTGAGCGAGCCGTTTCAGCTTGAGCTTCCGTCCGGTCGCGCTTTGCGCTACGGGAAGATTAAGCGCATGAAGGAGGCTGGCTCAGTCAATCGTTTCCGCTACATCGGCAAGATTGTACGTAACGGGCAAATGCGGGACTTCCCCCTGTGGGGTGGTATCCTTACCGAAAACATGTCCCAAGGATTAGCGCGAGACATTTTCTCAGACATGATGCTTCGTGTTGACGCCGCTGGTTATCCTGTCATCCTACACGTACATGACGAAATGGTTTGCGAAGTACCGGAAGCTGAGGCTGAAAGCGCTCTCGCAAAGATTATGGAAATTATGTCTATCCCACCCATGTGGATACCGGATATTCCGGTCGCCGCTGAAGGACATATCTGCGACCTTTACTCTAAATAACAATTCCGTGTGGCCAACACGTCATCAATTGGCACCTACATATGAAATATAGATACCTAAAAAATCATCGTGCTGCAACTGTAACTGCTGTAGCTGACCTCTCAACACTCACATTCACCAAACCGTCGTTCTCGACAAAAGCGGAGTACCGAGCATGGTGCGCCGATGCCAACACCGACCACTGCTTCTACTCGATGGCAGAAGGCGATAGTCCGAACGGACGTATTAGCGAAGACAACCCGATTAACAAACTGCACGGCTTTGTGGCGGACTTCGACGCTCCGGTCGATTGGCCGAACATTGACAGCGTGCTCAAGATCAGATGTGATGGCGGACATATGCCAACATGGCGTACCAGAACACAGTCCGGCTATATCCGTCTTGTCTGGGAGTTTGATAAGCCGATGCCACTCGCTCCAGCTCTAGCCGAATCATTTATGAAGCGGCTGTCGGATGCACTCAAGGCTTCGATGCTGCTGGCTGGCTTCGACAAAACCAGTCTCAAGCCATCGCAGTACTTCGAAATCGGTGAAGACTGGACGCGTATCGGCGACCCGATTCCTGTATCCTTTGCCCGAACCGTGCTTCTTAAAGCGGCGAACGATACACCGATCAGGACTGAGGATACCAACATCCCACTCGACGATGTCGCCGCTGAGGTCGCTCGCAGATTCCCTAACCGCTGGAAGGGTGAGTTTGTCGTAGGTGCTCGCGGTCCACTATTCTGGATCGACGACGGCATCGACCGCGACGGCTGTCAGGTTCGTGAAGACGGAATGATCTGCTACTCGGATCGTGCGGGTACAGGGTTCAAGTCGTGGGCTTCGATCTTGGGCAAGCAGTTTGTCACGAAGTACGAAGAGCGGAAACTGTCTAGCCTACTAGATCAATACTGGTTCAACGGCAAGGGATACTACAAACTACTCAACGGCGGACCTGTTATCATCCCCAAAGAACAGCTCGTACTTGAACTCCGCAAGGCTGGCTTCTGCCCGAAACTCAAGAAGAACCAGACCGTATCCGAAGTCGAACAAGCGGTACTCACAATCTCCAACGATTGCCGTGTCGAAGAAGTTGCTCCTGTCGTGTTCTCCAAAGAACGTGTGGTCAATTTCAACGGCAGAAAGATACTCAACAACTGCCGCACTACCGCTATTCCATTTGCCGATAACGGTGATGTAGCTAACTGGCCGTGGATTAACGCAT